TATAGATCGCTAAGTTGATCTCAAGTGCTTTCTGACAGTCAAGAACGGTACCACAATCTACACCTGGTTCACGATTAAGAAATCGAATGAAGTCTGGGAGTGTTACTAAGCTGTCAAATGTGTTGATATAGTTACGACTGTTAATGTATGCTTCTTTAGCAGTTTCCGGACTCTTGCCTGTAACGGCATATGTATGAGGTAGTTCTACTACATTTGACAAATTGTAAATAGATATATCTCCGCCAGCTTCTGAAAAAGCATTTACAGTGCCTGACTCAGGAATCGCAGTTAGTAGATTAGACAATGCATTCTCACTTACACATCCTATAACTCCTGAACAGTCTATCCAATAGACGGTAAGCCAGTTGTCCGAATAGTTTTCAAGCTGATTCAAGTAGTTACTTATCTGTATTTGAGCATTAGAGTACACATCGTATGTTACAGCAAATCTAGGTTCAGGTGCAATGAATTCAGAAGGACTGTTGCACTGTATCCATTGGACTTGATCAAAATCACCTGATTCACTTACACGCCCTTTGACCCAAACAGCTGTAGTGTCTACATGTTGAGAAGGCAACGATATAATTAGATTCTGTTTCTTGATCTGCTCAACAGAAAAACTTGCCCAGCGCAATTCACCTTCAATAGCAACTCGAGTTACAGATTCACCGGGAGCTAATGTCACTCTGTCTTGAGAAGCAAATACATCGACAGAATCAGATATCAACGACCGACGGCTTCTTGTTTGTTGATCTCCATATGAATTTGTCAATGGAAGTATATTATATGTAATAACTCTAGATTGATTTGTTATATCTGTATATGCGTTGAGTGTTGAGAAGTTAGATCCATTGAACCCAAAATCAATTGTAATGTTGTTACCAGCACTATTAGTGTTCTTTATCGTCACCTCGGTACGAGCTGCAGTATACCAACCCAACTTATATCCAATGAGTGCAAACAATCTTTCTGCATTCTTTCGTTGAGATACCGAAGGTGCAAACACTTCGTTAGCAAGCCAATCTATATTAACTCCTAGCATATCTGCTACAGAAGCTAAAAATTTACTCAAAACTACACCCGGATCGGCATCAGCTTCCGGCTTCCATAATTCAGTCATCTGAGGGACAATGTCCCAAAAATCACGCATTATAGATTCGTAGTCCCTAGAAGTGTATTTGACCATACCTCTGCTAAACTCGGAAGCATCAGTATCAACTGCACCTAGGTTAGTTACATTTGTGATATTTCCTGTTACTAGACTCATTACTTTGATCTCCATTCATATATTGCTGAACTGCAATCATGTATAGGCACATAGCCATGCTCTAACATGATGCTTAAATTTTGTGCGCATTTAGAATAATTTTCAAGTCGCTTGGGCTTAAGCGCTGCAACAAAACGAGCACCATCAGTCAACCTGTCACTGTTCTTTGCCCAATACTTTCGGGGAACTGTATAGGACACTAAATGAAATCCCATCTCCAAATAAGGAGCTTGATACATCTTTGAAATATCTCGTAGAGCAATAACAGATTCAGGTTGATAAAGTGATAAGTATGTATCAAATAATGCACGCCATCCACCGACAACAGTGAACTCGGGATTACTGCATATCCTATATATTTCAGATGTGTATGATTTATTATATTTAGGTTTTCCTACTGTGATAAGATAAATCAATTCATCGCCTTTGTATATGCCTAAATGAGCATACCCTGCATCGAATGCAGTATCTATGTGATCTCGGCAATGATACATATCTAAGAATAAAAACATTTCACCTTGTTCTACTTCAGATATTGTACATTCTGATAGTTGCAGGACTGTTTTAGGCAAGAACTGTAAAGACATCTTGAATAAGCTATCCCAATCGAAAATATGAATGCACTCCCATCCGAGTCTGTTTGCATTCAAAGCTGACTCTTGATGATAAGTCATGTGTTTTCCTATGTTGCAAGTATGAGATAGTGCACTCAACATATCAACACCCGAACTATCTGATAAGTTGTGTGCTAAGTTTATCACTACTTTTTGAGAGGGAATAGCATATGTATAAGTGAAGTCTCCTAATTCAAAATTGCATTTCACTTCCAAGCCCATAGCTTCAAGTACAGCAAGGAATGATTTATCTATCACTGGATACGTTTTATTCAGCAGCACATTACACTCGGCAACCGAATAATACCAATCAATATGCTCTGCTTCTTTGAGTCGTAACGCTTGTCGCAGCGTACCACGCATTTGTCCTGGCATTTTTATAATTCAGCTCCATTTAGAATCAACTCTGGAACATCTCCAAAAGTTGTTGAAAGTTTAACAGTCATCTTAAGTTGATTAAATTGAGAAGTTGCTGTTGAATGCTGCCCTTCGGTAAAGAGAAGACCATCAGCAAATTCAGTCAACTGTGAATATACACAAGGTTCCCACATATTTAATTGATTCTTGATCTTATCACAAATAATACTACGTTCTGTATCTGTATTGTATTTCCACAGATGTTCTTTTAATCCAACACCGAAATTAGGTTCATTGTAAAGTTCAGTAGGATCAGACAGTATCAGCAGTCGTGTTCTGTTTACGACAGATGCACTATCTTCTACAACATTAACAGTATTACGTGCTGGATCAAACATATTTGGAAATCTGATAGATGATGTTTTTGCCATGTGTATTCTCCTTATATCAGAGGAGCCGATCCGTAACTGCTGCCGGTGTATCCTAAAACTAACCAGTTACTAGGGCTGTCCCCTGTTGTAGCTATAGCAAGTATTTCACCGTTTACAGGCTCATGTGGAAGTATGAGTGATGCAAAATAGGGAAGGTCTTCATCACTAACGTAGTTTCGTACTCGGCTACCTTTGTATTCTTTTTGAGTCATCGGACCATGAATTGATGGTATTCTCACCTTTATCTTGAATTCACCTGATGATTCATATTTACTATCAATTGCGTACCCATAAACTATCATTCTTCAATCACCTCTGTACAGCTCCATAATAATTCTGCAACTTTAACACGTTCTGAAACATCTGAAGGAGCCTTATCATAATAAGTTGAAGCAAATCGCCTTGTAGCAGACTGCGGACTATCTGTCCCTTTCAAATATTCATATAGCCCCAGATACTTATTAGCGGTTCGTAATTCATTTATCAAAAATTGTATCTGACTTGATATAGTAGACCAATCGGAATTCTTCTGTAACTGTTTAGCTCTACCACCAGACCACAAACATAATCCAAATTGTATTGGAGTACCTCTATCATCTCTAATGATCATGTCAGCACTTAACTTACTATCAACATACATATTAGCACATATTGCAATGCTACCTGCAATAGACAGATTGTAGTACATCAGATATGTTATAATGATCCTAGGAACAGACATCATCATAGTTATGATTCGACGTTTTGTTTCTTCAGGATCTTTGCCGGAGATAGCTTGAACAAAATTATATGCTGATTCATAATTTATTAAAGACAGCTTAACAGTAGATGATACATTTATAGAAGGTTCATATCTGTCATTTAAATTTGCGAATTCTCTGACGATTGCGTCATCACGTGTATATGTTATAGCATTGCCGAAAGTAGGTCTGTATACTCCGATTACACGTTCATCTGAAAAAGAAATCGATGTTTGATAGTTTCGATAATCTCGAGTTTCGGGTCGATATCGTGTAGTGACAACTCTAACATCTCTAGATAAAACTTCAATCACTACTGCGAGTTTATCTATCATTCGGTTACCTTTAGGATTGTTTTGAATGAGCAAGATATCACAAGGCTGTGCTACTTGAATAGAATATTGATCTAAGATGCGTCCTAGACCTAGACGTACACTGTTAAGAATAACTCCGTTACAATCTCCTCCGGCTGCAAGTACAGATGTATTGAGAACAGAAGCGCAACGTTGTATGTACTCTACCGGTGTTATACAAATAGTTTCAATATCAGTTTCAATCTGTTTAATGAATTCATTACTGATGTTCTTGTTAGAACTTGATACATAAGGATTATAAATAAATCCTTGAAAATTCGCATAGGGAGTTGGATATTCACCATTCTTACATTTTATTATTTGAGTTTTCCAATGTCGACTGTTGCTTGGATCATATACAACATCATCTCCACAGTGAGCTGATTCTGAAATAAGTACGGAGTTATCTGAATATACTTCTTCAACGATAGCAACATGACCGTATTCACCCCGAGTTCTCCAACACATTACGGCACCAACCTGAGGTATCAACCCTCTGGAATATCCGTCAGATCTATTTGGATACCAATCTTTAGCGTTACTTCGTGATAGC